ATCTAAATTAACTTTTGTATTAACCATCTCAGCAGTATTTAAAACTGTAATATCTGTAAATATGTTTGTTTTATATACAGGCCACCATTCTATTCTTAATTGTCTAAAAATATCATTAGTAGTTTGTGCAAAGAAATTAACTGCTTCTGTATCAGTTGAAGCTATACCAAAATCAAACGCATCTGGTTGATATTTAGTTACATCTCCAGCAACGATTACATCTGCACCCGTATAATTAGCCATAATCTACTTCCAAATTAAATAAGCAATTATTAACACTAAAGGAATAGAATACATTGGGTTACTAACAGCTTTTCTCCAAACCCATTTACTCCATTTTCTAGTTTGTTTCCAAATCCACTTGTTCATCTTTTTTCTTCCTTGTTTTTCTTTTCTTTTTTAAAGGTACTACATTTTCTGTAACAACTTCTTTAACTTCTTTTACAACATCTTGCTCAGGTTTAAAACCTCTAAAATCATACATCACTTTATTAGTTTCATAATCTAACTGACTTCTAGTGATTGTTTTGTTACCTCTTTTTAAAGTAACCATCTTCTCATTTGATAATACTAATTTTACCATTTTATTCTCCTATGTTAGTTGCGAGGGCAGTTTCCCACCCTCACAAAGTATCCAATTATTATTGGATTGATGAATCGTAATGTAACTCAACACCATATGAATCATGGATTTCTCCAACACCATATACTGAAGTAGCAACGATTTCGTCTGCTCTAAGAGAAGCATCTCTTTGAGTTTCGATTTTAACATCTTGCATCATAGCGATTGCTAATGCGTCTTTGTGCATAGCACCACCTTTGTAATCACCAGCAGTACCAGTATCAGCCATGTTTGAAGTTTCAAATATTGGCATACCAGCAAGAGTACCAACAAAACCTGATCTTAGGGCTTCGTTTGAGTTCTCTGTATCTAAACCAGCAAAAGTATTAGTTAAGCCAGATTTTAGATCGTAAGCGATTTTAGGGTGTAACACAACTGCACATTCGTTAGCTGGTAATGAATTTGCTCTTAAAGTAGATAGAGCATTAAAGATTACAGCTGGAGAAATAGCACCAGTACCATCTCCTAATGTAGTTGAGAAGCCATCAAACAATGCAATTAAGTCTGCGTCTTGTTTTCTAGCTAATGCTTCTCCAAACAATTTACCAATGTCTCCAGCAACATTTCTAGGTGCTGAATTTCTTGCTAAGTCTGTTAGAGTAGTCATAACACCAACCTCAGATGCAGTAATAGTTACTGAACTTGGGTCGATTGCTGTGTTAGAAAGATCAGTTGCTTCTGCTACTGCTGATGCTGATACTTGTGCATAAACAGGAACTTCAACTGCTTTACCACCACCTGTGATAGCATAGTTTTTAACTAAGTTTCTCATGATGGATTTTTCAGATGCTACGAATTGAGCCTCTGCTACTATCTCTGTGTATAGTTCCGATAGAGTAGAACTTGTGCTTTCGTTTGCCATTTTATTATCCTATTAAGGTTATTGTTTTAAGTTAATCTCAACAGCACCTGAATCTCGTTTCTTCCTATATTCTGCATAGGCTTTACGATCTTCTGGCTTTGTTAAGTCCAAGTCCTGTAGATTAAAAGGTTTAACAGTTTTACCACCAATAGCACTCTGGCTTCCTGAACCAGACAGAGACCCTTGACGGAAGTGTGGGTTGCTATCTAAGAACTCTTTAACTCGATCTTCAATTGTAAGTAGTTCTCCATTTGCGTTATATCGTACATTAGAATTATTATCAACTACTTCTATTCTACCATCATCTGTGTACTTCACTTCATCTTTTAGTAAAGCAACAACTTGTGCTGGGCTAATAGCTTTGTTTGAAGATGCAACAGATAGTATTGAATTATCTACTTTTTCTTTTTTAATCTGATCTTTAACTCTTTGTAATTCTGAGTCTTTTTCAGATAATCTTTCTTGCATAATCTTTTCTAAGTCTTGCTTAGTCTTAGCTTCTTCTAATTGTTTTTGTTTTAAGATTTCAGCTTTTTGTTTTTCTTCTTCTTGAAGTTTTTTCTCGTATTTAGATTTCTCTGCTTCAAGTCTTGTTTTGATTATGTTGTCTAATTGTTCTTGAGTGAAAGTATTTTGTTTTGGTGTATCTACTTTAACTTCTTCTTTTGGTGTTTCAGTTGCTTGTACTTCTGGTGCAACATTTGTTTGTTCTTCGGACATTTGTTCTCCTATTGTTATATTATTAGTTCGCCTTTACTGTCATACCAATCTGGATTGACATAAGACCATTGATGCCGACAATTATAACCACCACGAACAATTAAAGGGTTGCCAGATTTTTTACCTGACCAACTTCTACTTGCCCAAAGTGTATTGACTTCATCAATTGTGAAAAGTCCACTTTTCCTCTTGTTATATACTCCATTAATTACATTTCTGCAAATTTCCCTAGTGGTAGGTATTACATCTCCATAATATTTTACATAAGTTAAACCAGCGTCTTGTGATTTGTTAAAGTTTAATGTTGCGTCAAAATCTCTAAGTGAATCATTAAGTATTTGACCAGCATATCTTTTCATATTTTCTCCAGCACGATCTCTAGCAAATTTAGATTGTAATGTTTGAACTGCTTTATCAACTGCTGATTGTTGAGACTCCACAAACTTATTCTCATTAACAAATTCTACTAATCTAGTTATTTCAGGGTCATCTGAACTAGCATAGATACCATTGATTGTTTGTCTAAGTTCTTTTTCTAATACTGCAAACTCACTACCAACTAATGTATTCTGATAAACCTTTTCTGACAATCGTCTTGTAAATGTATTCGATACATCTTTGAATTGCGTAAAGTATTGTTGTTTTAGATTTTGAATTAATGCTTTATCGCCTTTTGTAAGTTCTGAAAACTTAGCTAAATCTTCTGCTGATAATTTATTTTTTATTCTAGCTTTCTCTAATACTGCTTTAAATCCTTTTTCAATTCTTTTAGCTTGTTTATTAAAACCCTCTCTAACAACTGTATCTGACCATTTAAGATATTCTCTTTCTAAGATAGCTTTTATCTGTGGCCTGATAGCAATAGCTGATTGTAGTTCAATTAACTTACCATCTGTTAAAGGTAATTTTGATGCAGTAGAAACTACTTCTCTTTCTATTCTGTCTAATGTTGTGATAAGTGATTTATAGTATTCTGCTTCAGCAAGTTCTATTTGCTTGATTCGATATAATGTTGCGTCTTTTACAATATCTGCCATTTGTTCTAATTTTGTTCTGTCAAAAATCTAGTATTTACTAGGTTATATTTTATTTGACCTTTATATCAATATTTTATAAATTTTATATATAAATAAACAAACGGAAAGAGAGAGCCAATGTTAAAACAAAATATACCATCTAGCTATCATATATCTAAAGGTGCTAATAATGTTTTTTGGATTTTAAATGATGGAGAAAATTACCTAAGAAAATTATCTACTAATTATAAAACTGCAAAAAAACTTGCTGTTGATTTAATTAAAGAAAATGACCCTAATTTTTTTGATGATGGTAATGAATTAATTACTTTTATTTGGAATAGAGATGTTTGGGAAAAATCTACAAAATCTGATAAAGAAATTTATCATTTTCAACATGTTATTGATTATTTTATTGAGCAAGAAAAAATTGAAACTGAAAAAAATATAGCTGAGGCAAAAGCTAAATATTCTCATGTTGGAGATGTTGGAGATATTTTAGATTTAGAACTTAAAATTACTAAAATTTTTGGTTTTGATAGTAATTATGGTTATTGTCTTGCACATAAATTTGAAGATTCTGATGGTAATAGTTTAATTTATTTCGGTAACTCAAAACAATTATGTAATGATTTTGAATCTAAATTTAATGAGGGAGATACAATTTTAATTACTGCTGAAATTAAAAGACATACTAAAGATCAAAAAGAATATGTTTGGTCTGATGGTTTTGATACTGTTTATAAGCCTGTAACTGTTTTATCAAAACCTAAATTGATTAAATAGTTTCTGCTTCTACTTCTTGATCTACTTGTTCTGGTTCGTCTTGAGTGAACTGACCTACTTCTGCTTTTGCATCAATCTCATCAAAGATTTCGTTTAACTTCTCATCATCATCAACAACTGCTCTAGCAATTTCTTTATCAACTTCTTTTGCAAATGTAGATGAACCAATATCAAGTGCTTTAGCTTGTTGGAAATACATAAGATCACTTGCGTAATCTCTAATGTTAAATGAATCAGGATAATTAATTTCTCCATCAAATGTAGCATCTTGGAACATAGCATATAATCTAAATAGTTGTTCTTCTGCTATTTGTAAGTTGTCAGCTTTCTCAGATAGTCTAGCATTTAATAATTCAAATTCTGTTTGTAGTGCAACACCAGATGTTATTCCTGTCTTTTGAGTTCTAACAGCACCCGTATGTGCAATTCTATTTATTGAATCTACTTTGTTATTTATAGACTCCATAATAGCTTGTAAGTTCTGGCCAGATGGTTGTAGTAAATATGGTTTTAAGTTTGGCTCAAGTTCATCAGGCATTTCAATAACTGCACCAGCACCAGCACTAGCATTTACACTTGGAGTTTTAACTAATGATGGGTGGTTCGTTAATCTAATTAACTGTTCCATTTCAGAGTATTCGTTATAAATAGATTTTTGTAAATCAGCTATGTCAGTTAAATCTGATTGACCTATTCCTCTTTTGTGTGATTTAGAATTATATAAAATTACTGCTGGTATTTTACCAATCATATTTGGAACACTATCAATCAATCTAGGTTCTTCTCTTTCTTCCATGTAGATAGTATCTATTCTATCAGGATACCAAATTCTCATGTATGTTCCACCATTACGATCTACTTCTTCTCTGATTTTTAAATAGTTAAGTTCGTACTTACCATTAACTTGTCTTTCAAAGTTCCAATCTAAAACATTCTCTGGAGTAACGATTGATAAGTATGGTCTAATATCTTGATCTAATTCTTCTGCTCTAGTGTTAGTAGCAATATTAGGCTTGTCTAATACCATGAAACAATGACCATAAATAGAAGCATAGTTTTGTGCAGATTTAATTACAGAGTTTAAATTGTTACCCTCTAAATCAGCATCTTTTAAAAAGTTTTGTAATGAGGGTTCATCTTGCATAGAACCAAAATCTCTGCTTGGTCTAACTCTAAATAAAAATGATGAATAAATTTGAATAATATTTTTACAATGATTATCGCATGGAGTGTTAGCTAGTCTTTGATTAAATTCGTTATCTAATTCTAAATTATATCTGTTTAGGTATTGGCCAATCATATAGTCATAGCCACCATTGTATGATCTAATATAATACTCCCAATTATTAATTGTTTCAGAGTAGTCTTTGTGGGTGTCTAATGCTTGATCTCTAGTGTATGCCATAAATTACTTCATTGTCCATCTTGTTGGAGCATTAAATCTTGCCTGAGTAGTTAATGGTTTTAAATAATCAATCATATAACCTAGTGCGTCATTCATATGATCGAATCCATCTTCCTTGTCAGGAATATTTGTATTCTCCTTGTATATTTGTCTTTGTAACCCTTTTATCAGCGTTTTGCAAGAATGTGAAACAAAAATATGTCTTTCGCCATTAGAATCTTTGAGCCTACTATTCACAGCATTGACTCGATCTCTTATTGCTGGGTGTTTATGTTTAACCTTAACTTTAAATCCAGCGTTTTGTAAAATAGATAAATCAGTTCTCCCACCAGCAGATGTCTTTCGTTGTTTAGATGCTGGGTCAGGATAGATAAATATTTGCATTTTAGTTCCATATCTATCTCTAAGTTCTTGCACCATTTCATCAGTATTACTTCCATAAATGATTACTTCATCTACAAAATAAACTTTATCTTTTTCTATTTGCCCAACACAGGCTGACATGGGATCGACATTGAAGTCCATGCCAATATGCAAAGGCTTTTCCCAATCTATCTCTCGTTTAACAACATTATCTACAGGGTGGAAGTTATAATAAACACTACCAGCATAGTTCTCAAATGTACCCTCAAACTCTTGTCTAAAAGTTCTAATATCAATATCTTGTTTAGCTTGTTCTATTTCTTCAGCAGATACCATTCCACCTTGAATAGTTGTATATTGGAAACTATCCCATTCCTTATCTTGCTTACCTTTTAAATATAATTCATAACTCCAGTTACCATAACCTTTAGGTGTTCCACAAAATAATACATGACCTAATCTATCAGATATACTTGCTCTCAAGACCTCGTACCAAGTACGCTTATCAATATCTGCAAACTCATCTAAGATTAAAAAGTCTAATCCTGTTCCTCTAAGTGAATCATAGTTATCTGCACCCTTTAATGATATTTGACTATTAGTTTTTCTAATAGTTATTGTCATTGTAGTTTCGTTAATATCCTCAATCCAATTAAATTGGTTAAGCATTTCTTTAAGAGTTCCCCAGACAATCTCTTTGGCCATTTTAAATGTAGGTGCTACATACCAGATTCTTCTATTAGGCTGACAGGCATATTTCATCATCTCAGTTACAGCTAGATAAGTTTTGCCAAATCTACGACCACTTATAAGAACTCTAAATCTTGCTTTACTAGATGATACTTTAAGTTGTGGTTTTGTCAGAGTTATTTTCATTACAGAAATAAGAAATATACATTTTATCCTTATTAAATTTTTCCTGAAATTCGTTAGTTACTTTTATTGTTATTACAGCACCAGCTTTAGTACATTCTGTCCAGCTATTATATTCTACAGGGTGTACTAATGGAGTATTGCAATATCCTGTAATTGCTGAGCAGATAGTATAAGCTAAAATAAATTTCATTAGCTTAATGGGTTTTTAGATGCTTCTTTTAATTCTTCAATCTCTAACTTTAAAACTTCTATTTCTTTTTGTAATATTTTAATAGCAGAATTGTCATGTGAATGATCGTTGTTATGACCATGAGTTTCTAATTCTTTTTGTATTAAAGCTATCTCTTTATTAATATCTAATATTGCAAATCCATTGTTTTCTATGCCAGATAAATCTGGTGCAGTTTGATTAGATAATTGTTCGATTGTAGATTCCATCTTAGCAAATTTAGTAAATCCAGCACCAATAGAAGCAATAAGACCTAGTATTACAACTATGTTTGTAAGATTGTCTTGTATTTTTTTAACCATTTTTTAACTCCTGTAATTCTAAAAGTAATAGTCTTTTTTTAGACTTAATTTCATTTAGTTTTTTTATCTTAACTTCCATTATATCATTAGCAGTATATTTCACTAAATCAACATTGGCATATATAGACCTATTATCAAATATCTCGATCTGATTCAAATAAATATCTTTAGGCTTGTAAAACTCCACATTATTGTAATCTGTAAGTGAAACCTGATCGCTTTTCATAGCATCTAGTTTTATAATGTTTTTGATCTGTAAGTTTTTAGCACTATCTTTAATTTGAGCATCTACTTTAGCCATAATATTATCTATCTTAGGTTTCTTTGTTTTCTTATCTGTTACCTTTGTTTTAACTTCTTTTTTAGGTGCTTCTTCTGTAGTTTCTTCAATAATTTCTTCTTCTTTTTCTTCTGCCATTTGCTCTGGTGCTTCCTCTACAATTTCTTCTGGCATCTCCTCTTTAGCTTCTTGTATAATTTCTTCTGTTATTACTTCTTCTTCAGGCTTTTCTTCTGCAATAATTTCTTCCATAATCTCAGGTTCTGATTCTATGGTTTCAGGTTGCTCGTCAGTAATAGAAACAATTTCGATAAATTCTTCCATAATAGGTTCTTCCATAACTTCCATTGTAGGTTCTTCAAATATCTCAAATGTAAATTGTTCTTCAATTTTAATATTTTCTTCTGGTTCAAAATCAGTAAATAAATTTATTAATTCTTGTTCTACAGTTTCATTAATATCAGGAACATAAGTATAATTTACAATTAGACTAGGCTCTTTGAGATCAGCACCATAGTGTCCTGTAGTATTAGGAACAGAAAAATCATATCTTAAAACAACATCATAATCTTGTACTGTATTCTTTCCAAAGATCATTGTATCTGTCATATCTTCATATGCACAGCCATTAAATGTAGCACAACTTCCTGATATTGTTCTATTCTGTGTAGTCAAATTTCCATTATCATCTGTTACTTTGATAGATTGTGTAACTGATTGTGAATTACTATTCCAAAACCATATTTTAGATGAGCCTGTTATTTCAAAGCCATTGTTTAATGAACCTTTATTTACATTAGAATCATTCAAAGAAACACTATCGGATTCTACATATTCATTATTAACTCCAGCTATAACTCCACTACCATGTGTAGTATCTATGTTTGTTCCTGACCAACCACTTGTAAAATCTTGTGAAACTAAATTATTTGTTGTTTCTGCTTTTGAAGTTGTAAGGGTTAATATCATCAACAAAAAGATTGATACGATATACTGCATATGCCATTACTCCTATAAAAATTATTAACCAAATCATTTTGTATGTAACTCTAATGTTTCAGCTTCTTCTTTGTTTAATTTCTTGTCTATCTTTTCTCTTTTCTTAATTCGTTTTACATAAGTTTCGTAATCTGGTCTTTCATGATCATACTTATTCCAAATTGCTAGTGCATCTTTACCTATCTTTCCATCTACAGGGCAAGGTGTACCAGCGTTAATCATGGCCTCAAAGACTCTTTCGTCTTGGCATAGTAAAGCAACTGAGCCTACTTTCATTCCAAAGTCATATAATACTTTTGCTAATTTAATTCTTTCACAGTTCATATCTCTATTTGTTTTACCACCTGAAAACCCTGTACCAAATGTTTGAATACCTACTGATACTCCTGTTGCACAAACATCTTGGCTTTGAGCAGAGAATGATGGTGCTGATGCTGTTGGTGGTGCAGATTTAATATTAGAGTTTGATGTAGAGTTTGTTGTAGTATTTGATGATGAGCCTGATTGATAAGTTGTAGTAGCATTAGATGTATAACCACCATCAATCATAGTGTTTGAGCCAGATGTATTATTTTGTGTTTCGTCAGGATATGCTGGTTTTATAAATGCTAATAAGCAAAACAAAACTATCAATATTCCTGTAAAATAATAATTCATTGTACTACCCATAATTATTTCTTTTTCTTCTTTTTAAATTTACTTTCTATCCATACAAAGCAATTATCTATTAAGCCAAAGAATTTATAAACAATCTTATCCATTATACTTTAAACCCTTTTTGCCATGATTTAACTGCCCAATATACAGGAGTTGTATTTAATTGTTTGCCTGATCGTTTAGCTTTAGCAAGTATTGGTCTAAATCTTGCCATAAATGATCTTTTTCTCGCTGGAATATTCTTTTTGATAGATAGCTTCTTATCCCCAAAATTAACTTTGACTACTCTGCCTGTCTTACGATTCTTTACGAATACTTTAAACTTCTTAACATCTCCACGCATAGGTTTGTTAAGTTTAACAGTTTTATTTTTGTATTTAGCCATGAGGCATAAATATCATAGATAGTTTGATTAATAAATTAAAATAATGTTGATTCTATTCTTTGTTTTGCAATATCAAAATATTTCTCATCTTTTTCAATACCTATAAAGTTTCTATTAAGGTTTTTACAAGCAACACCAGTAGAACCTGAACCCATTGTAAAATCTAATACAGTATCATTTTCGTTAGTATAGGTTTTTATTAGATATTCTAATAAAGTTATTGGTTTTTGCGTTGGGTGAACACTACCATTTCTTATTTTATCAAATGCAATAAGATTTATTGGATTTTTATATTTATATTCTTTTTTAAATCCTATTGGTAAATTGTGTGGTGCTGTTTCACTCCTTTTTATTCCACCAGATTTTATTGGTTTATCCCTTAAAATTTTTTGTGGATAATACTGAGTTTTGTTTTTACTAAATATAGATATTAATTCTAATTGTCGCATTGGTTGATATTTAGCAAAAGCCATACCACTTGGTATTTTTTTATTCCAATACCAATCATATTTAAACCATTTAATATTTGATGTTCTTAAACAACTGCTAAATGGCTCACTACCAAATAAGGCAATACAGCCATTATCTTTAATTACTCTTTTTAGTTGATTCCACATAGGTTCAAATGGAATTACACTATCCCATTTACAAGCAGTAGTTCCATAAGGTGGGTCAGTAAGTATTAGATCAATAGACTTATCAGGTATCATAGGTAATACCTTTAAACAATCATCATTGAATAATTGCATTATCTCTTAAAATACCTTTTTCTCCATTCGTGGCAAACATAAGTATCTTTAACACCTTTAGCACCCCAACGACCACAGAATGATCTTTTGTTAGAGTATAATCCACAATCTCCACAGCTATTACCATGTAATGCTTTAGTAAATGATTGAGGTAGAGAATAATCTATGATCTCTCCATTAGGATAAAAGTTACTTCGCTTCTGTTCCACTCTCTACCAACTTTCTTAAATCTTTTACAGCATCTTCAAGTTTCTTTTGTCTTCTTAAAGCAATATCTCTTTGTATTTTTACTTGCTCTAACTCAGCTTTCATTTGATCTTTTTGTTGTCTTAGTTTTAAAAATGTATTCTCTCCGATTACTTCACTCATATTATCTTCCTTGTCCTTTGTATCTAGTTTGTTTTTGTTGTCGTTTTTCATGTTTGTTTTTGTTCTTCTTATGTTTTCCAGCACCTCTTTTTGGTGGTTTATCTCTTGGTATGAAGTGCGTGAATTTTTGTTTAGCCATTTACCTCGTCAGCTTTAGCATCAATAATTAATGGTAGAGGTTCAACAGTTTGTGTGGTGTGTATCTTATCAACCATGTTAAGTTCGTTCTTAGATAGCCATATAAGTAGCTTAGGGTCTCCTTTTAAGGCTCGTTCCCAAAGTTTCTTTCTCAAACTTGCTCGGCCGATATTTTTGTTTTCTGCTACTAAATCGGCAAATCGTCTTTGTAATGTTCTAGCAGATATTCCAACAACACTTCCAATTTCTTCCTGAGTACACCCAATCTGGCTCAAGGAAGCGATAACTTTTGTATCTACCTCTTTAGTTGGTCTTCCCATAGATTTTGTCTTAATTGTGTCAGTTGCCTTAGTTTTGTCGTTTTTCATAATGCGTTTATTTTAGTAATTTTGTTAGCAAAGTCCATAGTTTAGGGTTTTGTTTAAATATCTTAGTAAAGCCATTTCCTATCTCTATTGCCATTGGTTCTTCTCCCATAGTTCTAAATTTAATTTTAGATAGATGTGCAATTAAATGAAATATCTCGTGAATTATTGTGTTAAAGAGTCTTTTGCCTTTTATTCTGCTATCCAACACAATTATTTTCTTTTCGGTTTCGTAATATCCATCAAGATTTTTTAGTGGTCTAAAATGCACCTTAATTTTCTTTCTGCCATATAAAATGTGTTCTAAATGTGGCATTAATGTTTTTTAGAATTATCACTTTCAACAATAGCCTTGTAAAATTCAAGTTGCATCTTTAACCTTTTATTTTCAATAGAGAGATTAATCAATCTTTTTCTTACATACTTAAATATTCTTAATATCGCACTCATTGGTATTCTTTGAGAGGCTCATCTTTCCATTTATGTTTTAAATACTTTTTAGAGTCTTTCA